ATTGAATCCCTTGAGAATCGAATTGCTCATGAACGCTATATGATAAAGACTCTTGAGGAGAGGATGTCAACAATGAGTGAGAACTATCATAAAGATATAGTGAATACGGTAGAAGCTGCACTAACACAGTAATTAATTTTAACTATAGGAGAAACTATGTATATATGGATTGTATTTGCAGTGTGGTTATTAGTTCTTATTGTTGGAGGTATGTCATGATAAGAGTATGTCTTGCAATATTAATTATGTTAGGTATCGCTGGTACAGTAGAGGTAGAGCCAAACAGTTACTTCACAGGATGGAAGGTGTTGCAGCTGTCTCTCTCTTTTGTAATTGCGATATGTCTTGTGTATACAGGATTAGTCGCAGTGAACAAAGAGGGTTGACATCTAAGTAACTCTGTGGTATACTAACAGGTAGACTGTCATTGACATGGTGGGGGTTAAAACTGAGCAACACTTTGTAATCTATAAATGCAATAAGTATCCAGAGAAACATTTTATTAATCAATAACTTACGAGAGGTTTTTATATGATGATAACAAAAGAAGACAAGTCAGGTATCATGGAGATGCTTGATGCAATACGAGAGACTGGTCAGATGAATATGTTTGAGACTCCACGATGGTTAGTCGATAACGGTTACATAGACAGTAAGATAAATGCACGGCTACTCGTCATGGAGTGGATGAAGTGTGAAGTAGATGAGCATGACCTTATGAACGAAGGAGAACTATTATGAAAGATTATGCAAAAGTAAAAGAGTATATTCGCAAACGTATCAATGGAAATATCATACGAAAGGATATACTCATTGAGAAGGTTGAAAGTCGATTCGGAAAGAACGCAGCTGTTTATGCAGAGAAGTATCTGGATTTATACATGGGGTTACCAACATGATTGAGTTGACAATAGGGTTTTTACTTGGTATAATGTTTGTTATGATAGTAGATATGAATACGATACTAAGGAGTGAAGATGAGTGATTTTCTCAAAGACATAATCAAAGAAACAGGTAATGAGTATGCAAGTCTTGTCAGTGATGGTGTAGAGGCTGGTGATGTGGATAGTTTTATTGACACTGGTTCTTATATTTTTAATGCATTATTATCTGGAAGTTTGTATGGGGGATTACCCTCGAATAAAATTACTGCACTTGCTGGTGAATCTGCAACTGGTAAGACGTTCTTTCTTATGGGTATTGTAAAGAACTTTCTTGACAGTAATCCAGACTCAGGTGTCATATACTTTGAATCTGAATCTGCGATAACGAAACAGATGGTGATTGACAGGGGTATTGATCCTGAGAGAATGGTGATACTTCCTGTCACTACGGTTCAAGAGTTTAGAACGCAATCACTCAAAGTGTTAGACAGTTATCTCATGAAGGCAGATAAACGTCCGATGTTAATGTGTTTGGATTCTCTCGGTATGTTATCGACAACGAAAGAGGTTGAGGATACTTCTTCTGGAAAAGAAACCAGAGACATGACTCGAGCACAGGTGTTGAAAGCTGCGTTTAGAGTTCTGACACTTAAGCTCGGCAAAGCGAAAATCCCAATGGTCATCACGAATCATACCTACGATGTGGTTGGGAGTATGTTTCCAACGAAAGAGATGGGTGGTGGTAGTGGTTTGAAATACGCAGCGTCGAGCATCGTTTATCTCTCGAAGAAAAAGGAGAAGGATGGTACTGAGGTTATCGGTAATATCATTCATTGTAAGAATCATAAGTCAAGACTCACGCAAGAAAATAAAATGGTTGATGTTCGTTTGACTTATAATAAAGGTTTGGATAAGTATTACGGACTACTTGATCTTGCGATTAAATACGGAATGTTTAAACAAGTCTCTACTCGTATTGAATTACCAGACGGAACGAAACAGTATGCAAAGACCATCAACAACGATCCAGAGAAATACTTTACAAAGGATATCATGGAGTTATTGAATGAAGCTGCAAGTAAGGAGTTTAAGTATGGATAAAGTTCTCAAGTTTTTTCGTAACAAATATGTATCTGCGTTTTGTATTCTATACGGTGCGTGTGTTGTGACGTACTATGTGTTTGATTGGACTCGAAAACTATTGTCATGAAAGAAAACACTTTTATTCGTCTTTATAATAATGCAATAGATTTGGATTATTGTGACACTCTCATAGAGAAGTTTGAATCACATTCCGAGCAACACGAAAGAATAAACACGAAGGATGCAAAGAAACTGGAAGATGGTGTCTACGTTAGAGGAAGTATGTTGTTTCATGAGTTACATCTATGGAAACACATGGATACATGGAAAGAAGATATTAGTAAACTTGCAAACATATTCACGAAGAATGTCGATGAATACAAGTCTGAATTTTCTGCACATTGTTTTCCAAAGAAGTATGGATTTGAACCTTTCAAGATGAAACGATATCAACCGAATGGAGAAGACGAGTTTGGTTGGCACGTTGATGTTCGTAGCTTTAAAAACTTACGAAGATTTCTTGCAATGTTTATCTACCTGTCTGACAACGAAGAAGGAAAGACAGAGTTCGATTATCAGGACGTAATCACCGATTGTGCAAAAGGAAGCATGGTCATTTTCCCTCCCATGTGGCCGTGGTTACATCGTGGAACTAAACCAATTAAAACTCCTAAATATTTCATGGGTGGATATTTACATTACATTGAGTGAACCATGAAAACAAATACAATCAGATTAACTTACGAAGAAGTTGACTTACTGACTCAGTTACTTCAAAAAGAAATCACGGAGTTGGAAGTGGAGAGTGACCCTCGATTCTCTGAGTATCATTCTGCACTACAAAAGTTATCCGAAGAAAAAAGAACATGGCACTCACAAAAGAGTTACTTATCAACGTATGAGACTCTTGATAGTGAGGGTGGTGAAATTGACTGATAAAGAAAAGATGAATGAAAAAGTGAAAGAATTAGTGAAAGATATACAACAGGAAAAAATATTAACGATACTGAATCAAATGGAAAATAATTTAGATGATCTTTCACAATCTTGTTGTTATGCAGCTTACGAAATCGAAGACACACTACACGATTTACAATTGTCTCTTGACAAGATTAAAGAACTCATAAAGTGATGGAAGTGCTACAGAAAAAAATGCGTTTCTGTAGTGACCAAAAAAATCCAAACCCCCCACCAAAAAGATTCACCATACCTAAACGATACGAGGTCATGTTAAGAACTAATGAAAAAATTAAATCCAATAGATGAATACAATGAGGTGATGAATATGAACTTAAAACAAAAGAGAGTATTTAATCAGTGGAGTGAAATACAAAAACTAAAAGAGGAAAATAGAAACATGAGAAGAGAGTTGACTTCGTTTAAGGATATACTTTCTAAGTTCATAAAGAAGAGAGAGAAACAAAATGGAAAGAAGTTTAGTCAAGAAACCAACTGAAGAGTGGTGTGCGTATCGTGACCAGTTTGGATTCTGGCAGAAGAGTGCTACGAATGAAAGTTGGAATATACCAGATCGAACACAAGTGCGATTGTTTAGGACTGAGAAACAAGTCGATGATTTTCTAAACAGCCCCACCCCCCAAAACTGAGAGAAAAGAAAATAACATTCATGCGTAGAAAAAGATCAAGGTTGCATCACTGGTTATTTTGGATATGGGCTTGCATACCTCTTGCAAGTGCATTTTTTATTTTAAGATATCAATTTAAGGTACACTATGGAATATAAAAAAACAAGATGGAGAGACATCACTCACGAACTTACAGGTCAAGTGCGGTTTCGTCCAGAGAACTCAAGAAGACCTTTAAACATACCGATTCGTGAGACTCAACAAAAAGACTACTCACTTGACAATATTAAAGATTACTCATTTGATAGTATTCTTTTTTATGGTATAGTTCTTTCACCATTTATTATCATAATATTAAGAGTGTTGTACGAGTTTCTTTTTCTTTGATATAAATATTTTATCAAGGAGAAAAAATAAGTGAACAATGAATATATGGGGCTAGATGGATTTATCTGGTTCACAGGAGTTGTTGAAGACCGAAACGATCCAGACAAACTTGGAAGAGTAAGAGTTCGTTGTTTGGGTTATCACACAGAAGACAAAAAATTAATACCTACGGAAGATTTACCGTGGGCTCATGTCATGCATCCTGTTACCGACCCATCCATGCAAGGTATGGGAAACACTCCATCATTCTTAGTAGAAGGAACTTGGGTAGTTGGTTTCTTCATGGACGCAAAAGACAAACAACAACCAATGATTATGGGAACACTGCCTGGTGTTCCTCTTTCTAAATCAGAGACCTTAAAGGGGTTCAATGACCCTAATGGAAAATATCCACAGAATCCTAATCCAACCTCTGGACATGATTTAGGAGAGAGTGACACGAATCGTCTTGCAAGAAATGATATCGGACAAGAACATAAAGTTATTGATGTCAAGGATACAGACTACGATGATGGTACTTCTCCAAAAGGAAGAACAAGAGATGTTCCAACAGCTGGTGGTATAGAGTGGGGAGAACTTTCAAGTAATGATTTAACGATTGCTGTTACACCAAGAAACAATCCTACCTATCCAAAGAATCATGTCTTTGAAAGTGAGAGTGGACATATCAAAGAGTTTGATGATACGGATACAAGTGAAAGAATCCATGAGTATCATAAGTCTGGAACATTCTATGAGGTTGATGCAGATGGCGATAAATCCATTCGTATCGTGGGCGACAAATACGAAGTCGTTGTTGGAACTGAATATGTCAACGTCAAAGGAACAGTTAATCTAACAGTTGAAGGTGATGTTAACACTTACGTTCAAGGAAACATGAATACGATTGTTGATGGGGATAAGATAGAAGTAATTAGAGGTAATCTAAAACAAGAAGTTCACGGAACAGTTGATGAAGTTTTTGGTTCAACACAAAGAACAGATGTCACTGGTAAAGTCACACAAGTCTATGGAGAGAGTATTGCAACAGAAGTTACAGGTAGATACGACATAGACATTAAACCTCATGATGAGTTAACAGATGAAAATGGTGAGTTTGATTTAGAAGCTGCAACAGTTCACTTTAATAAATCTCAAGCAGCCACTGTACAAACTCCTACAAAAATTATATCTGACCCACAATCAGAAGTGCAAGATTCTTATCCAACATCAAGTGTTCCAGAGGGATTTGCAAGTAACTATACGACTGCGAATGATTTGCGTAAACAACAAGACGAACAACTTGAAGACAATGATGTGTTTACCGATACTCCAATTGAAAGTGAAAGATACATTGGTTCATGGAATAGTTACGATGGAGACTTTGAATTAGATAATCCAAATAATTTAGAATACATTACTCAAAATAATTCTGATGTTGCATTTCTACGACAAAAAACAATCGACAATGGAAAGACTTGGAATGGTGACCCTTTTGGTTTTAAGAGTGCATCAAAACTTGGATTGTATTCGTCACATTTAGATGGTGCGTTTGTAGAGGCAGAATATGTTTCAAGTCTTTGGAATTGGGCTGGTGATGTGGATAAAAGAATACGTTCAGAACTTGGACAACTCATTGACACTCTTGCAACATCTTGGTCTACTCTATATCCTGACTTAAACAAACTAACTGTTACAAGTGGATACAGAGGTCTTCGCAGAAATGCAGCTGTAAGAGGTTCGTTTCCTCATCGAACAGGAAAGGCTATTGATATAGTGGTGGGTAAACTTACAGTAAAACAAAGTCAAGACTTTTTACAACTCGCAATAGATACTGGATTCACAGGTATAGGAACGTACTACGATAATCCAAAGAGGGGGAGATTTCATCTTGACATATTACTTAAACGTGAATGGAGAGATGGTGGTGGTGAACAGTACACTAGATTTAGAAAAATATTTTTTACTGCTGGGTATAATGTTCCTGACTATAATGAGTCAACATCATACTCTTCTTATTCTACATAACTCGTATAAATAATATGATAATAAAAACAATAGGAGTTATAGGTGTCTGCATACATTGATGCACAAGCAAATAACAACAGTGATAGAAACTCAAGACAATATACTGACCTTGACTTGTTCTTTGGTAGAAAAACTTCTGATAGTGATATCAGTAAAGTCACAGACGTACAAGCAGTCAAGCGTTCTATTCGTAATTTAGTTCTTCTTAATCATTATGAGAAACCTTTTCATCCAGAGATTGGTTCTGGTGTAAGGGATATGTTATTTGAATTGATGACACCTGTAACAGCTGTCATACTCACTAGAAAGATTGAAGATGTTATTAATAACTTTGAACCACGAGCAAGATTAGTTGCAGTCAGAGCATTTCCAAATTTAGATCGTAATGCATATGATGTGAGTGTGGAGTTTTATGTTTTAAATACTCCTACAGAACTTGTAGACTTAACAATCTTGTTAGAGAGATTACGATAATGGCAGATACTAAATTAAGAGTCACCGAACTTGATTTCGATGATATTAAAGCAAATTTAAAAAACTTTTTAAAATCACAGACAGAATTTAAAGACTATGACTTTGAGGGTTCTGGTATGTCGATACTACTAGACACTCTTGCGTACAACACACACTATCTTGGATTCAATGCAAATATGTTAGCAAACGAAATGTTTCTCGATAGTGCGTCACTTAGGTCAAGTATTGTATCACACGCAAAGACACTTGGTTATGAAGTCACTTCTTGTAGAGCCCCAAAGGCAACAATAAATGTTTCACTCACCACATCAGACTCAAGTAAAACCATGTCAGCTGGAACTGCGTTTAATACGACAGTAGATGGAACATCATATCAGTTTGTTACGACATCTGATGTCACAAGTGCAAACTCTGGTAACACAGTTAACTTTGACAGTACAGAAATTTACGAAGGAACATATGTAACAACAAAATATACAGTTGATAGTTCTAATGTAGACCAAAGATTTTTACTTGCAGATAATCGTGCAGACACAACGACCTTGACTGTCAAAGTACAAAACTCATCTTCTGATTCTACAACGACAACTTATACTCGGGCAACTGACATATC